CACGGATACTTTCAAAGAAAGTCCACTCCACCCGCTATTACTAGCAGGACAAGTGCAAAAGCACTAGACACGTCTAAATATAGACGTGGTTAACGTGTATATCGACACCTTCGTATAGCCCTTCGAACCCCGTACAATATCGGGATCTGTAGGGTCTAGCGCACCACTTCTCGTATAAACCGAGTAAGAGGGAACTAGCCAATCACCTGGAAGAAGTTTCTTAAAGAACCTCTTTCTACGTGAATAGGTATCGAAGTATCCTCCACACCAACCAGACCGTCGCATTTTACGATTCGAACGAAGACAGTGAGTTCCAATTAAATGGCCATCACCGAATCCATCCGGACCGTAGATTCGATACGCAGGGTTGGTCCACTCATGGATCAGGGCCGCAAGCTCTCGCTCGCAGTTCCTGATTGCCCAATTGTGGAATAAGTAGAGGACATCGTCTGATATCTCCTCCCGGAGATAAAAAGGACGTATGTCGAAACCGCTGCACCAGTCAGCACCGCATGATTCCCGAAACCTACCTTCGTGAAAAGACTTCTTTGAGTTCACAATGAACCCGCAGTAGTCCAACACTTGTGTGAGTAACGAGTATCCTTCGGTCGGTATGATAATATCATCACCGAATACGCTGACGCTCTGAAGATCTAAGCCAAGGTGGTGGCATACGCCGTAAGCAAGAGAGTAGAAAATAAGACTCTCGAGCTCGAACGTATAACCATTACCCATCGAACTAAATTTCTCTAGTTCAATGGTTTTGTCTTTGTAGCGCACCTTTCCAGTCCTGCAGTTCGATAGCAAATCAAACCACGGGAACGGTAGGAGGTTCAGAACTACATTGATAGATACGCAGTCAGAAGCACTACTTAGGTCTATGGTTGCCAGACTTCCGTCTAGTGAACCAAGATACGCAAGTTGGCGATTCCGACTTTGATCTCTTAGATCGATGCCGAACTTCAAGAGTCGACCTTTCATATAAGAACCGATGCCTTTCTGGCACATACCATTTAAGGTAGGTTCTACAACGATTGGACGCTTTGTCTTAGAGTTCTTCGGGACGAAACATAGCTTTCCGTCAGCCGGGACAACAGAAACATAATTTCGCTCACAATCCTTATCGGAAAGTTTGCAAAAAGAGTTATGTTGGACCAGTAATGGGAATTCTGCTAAGAATTCACCAACAAACGGGAGCATGTCATCACTACACGTTAAACTAGCTGAGAGCTTCCTGCGAAAGCAGGACTCAGCCATTTTTACGTTGGTTGACGCCCCAGGACCAAAAGAAAAATCGAAAGACTCCA